AAAAGTATTAGATACTAAGGAAATAGTATCTCAGAAAATATCTGGATCTAATCTGAGTTTAACAGGTGATTTAAAATGTGATAACTTAACAGCAGGAACTACTTTAATCCTAAGTCCCGCAGCTGGAGAGGTAGATAATTTTCTTATTGATAATGGATTTGGGGGAACAAGAGTTTTAGCAGTAGATACCTCAATGGGTTCGGAATCCGTAGTTTTTAATACTGGCGGTAAAAATACAACTCACGATATTTTTGGCATAACTACTCAAGGATGGGTAGCAGCAAGAGGAAGATTATCAGGAGCATATTTAGAAGCAGGATCAACAACCATCTCAGGAGCAACAATAACAGATACAACAGGAAGCATAAGTTTCGGAGATGAAAACCTAACAACAACAGGAAGCCTAAGCGTAGCTTCAAAAATAAACTTTACGGCAGTAGCTGATAGCTGGATTGATTTTAATACTATAACTGCCGATACTTATTCTTTCTATGATAATGATCACTTAGCAGAAATAGACTGCAGGGATATTTCCTGTAGAGCAGTAACAGCTACAGGAGATGTAGATATTTACTCAAGCAACCCTTTAATAGAAGACAGACAAATTAGTTTCACAGACCCAGCTGTGAGCTCTCAAATATTCTCAATAGGAAGCAAGATAGATGGAACTAATTACAGACATTTCTTTTCAGCACAGACAATAGCTTCAGATAATCAGGCAGACTTATATATAGGACATACTGCAAACACAGCTAATATTCAAGAAATACATATTAACGGCAGAGGAAATATTTACATAGGAGATAAGGATAACTCTGCTAATCTTATAATCAGGAAAAATGTTTATTTAGATAGAGATGATAAAAAGTTTTATTTTGGAGCAGGACAAGATAGCTGGATTGGGGATGATGGGGCTAATCTAATAATAGAGCCTGATACTTTCAGCGTCGGTGGAAGAAAATTAAGAGTTTATAGAGGAATGACATTATCAGGAGCAGTAACCTTTGATCAGGTAATAGATGACTCAGCTCCCAACTCTTCATTATTCGTATCAGGAGCTAAGCTAATCTTTAGGGATAATGGTGGAACAGATACAGAATTGAATTAGTAACCAATGGTAACCACCTAACCAAAACATTTATAAAGGTAAGTAACTTAGTAAGTATAAGATGGAAAAAATAAAATGCCAGATATGCGGTGGAGAGTTACCTAAAGATTTTCATAACTTTCTCTGTCCCAAATGTGAGGATAAATGGGATGAAGCTAAGGAAGTCGCAGCAGAACTAAAGAGGAAGTATCCTGAAGAATGAAAACCCTAAACGTAACATTTACAGAGAGAGAATATAAGAAACTTCTGAAATTTAAAGAGAAAGCTAAGAATATGTCTTGGCACGAATTCATAATAAGAGGCGGTTATGCTTTAATTAAATTAAGAAATCAGGAGGAAAGACAATGGTTGATGGGAAGAAAACGCACTTCGTAGAGGGATTTGCACTATCGGGAGACTATGTTAAGGAACTCAGAGATAAAAGCTTTACAATCTTAGAAGAGCCTGAATATGAAGAATCTCCAGATCTTGATAACCCTGAAAAGAAGAAGCGGAAAATGACTTGCCTAATAGAGCTTAGTGATAAGACTCAAATCAAGTGGTATCCAAACAAGACATCTCAAAAGGCTATAATAGCCAAGGTGGGATATAGGTTAGATAAGTGGATTGGATTCCAAGGGGAATTTGAAGTTAAGGCTCAAAAGGTAGGGAACGCTGACAAACAAGTATTATATGTCAAATAATAGTCTTTTTATCTAAAGAGACTCTTTTTAGAGGGGGATTGTTTTGGTTTTCCACTGATAATTTTTCCAATCCTCCTCTCTTAACCAGATGCTATATGAAGAGAAAGACATAAAGAAAGCAATTGAAGAGGCGAGATTAATATGCTTCAGCACAGATGCGAGAGAGAATGAGATGATAAACATCTATGTTGAGGAGCTAAAAAGAAACCTAATGATTAAATCAAAATGAAAAAACAAACAGATGAGATAAGTTCTGAGGTATGCCTTTCACACCTGACATTTTTGCAGGGAGTATTGTATGATAAAGGAGATGCATATTTAGTAGATTTGCTTCAACAGATAAAAAGATATATGGTAACAAATCAAACTCAAACTCAAGAAAATGAAAAAACAAACACTAAGCGATAAGATAGGTATGAAAGGACAGCAGTTAGCGATAGAAGCAGAAGATATCAAAGAATTCATAAAGAAAATGGATTATTGGATAGATAAGTTTTGTGGCATTAAACATATTTTACATGATAAATTAAGAGAAGAAGCAGGTGATAAACTAACATGAGAAAGAAATACTCAGAAGAGGTTAAGGAAATGATTAGAAAGGCAGAAGAGCCTAACCTAATCATATATGATGAGCTATGCGAGAAGTTAGCTAAGAAAAAGGGAAATAAATGTCTAAAGGAGTGGGAAGATGAACATATTTAAGATATTAGGTTGGTTGATATTGGGTTATGTTGCATTAGGGGTAATTCTGCTAACCTTATCTCAGCTTTTCCTCTTATTAGGAATATAAGATGCCTAACTTAAGAGAGCTAAAGAGAAAGGCTATAATAGATAAGATCGTTCTAACATTAAAAGAGCTTAATAAAGCTAACCTCAAGTATGATGAGGATAAGTTTCTAAGTGAGATTCAAAAGGAGTCTGGAGCTACAAAAAAAACAGCTTTGGATTATCTTAAAACAGCTAAGAAGTTGTGTCTTATGCTCTGAACGTCTATGACACTAAAACGTAGAAATATTGATTTATGTATAAAGGCTATCAGACTTATCAGTAGTCCATATTGGATAAGCCGCTGCGTCCGTTGCTTGCTTTTGGTTAGGTAGAGACATACTACCATAAGACACATCCTCAGATATGGTTATTATTTAGCCTTAAGGACGGCTTAGGACTATCATAAATATATGTGTTTTTATTGGTTTATAAAGTTTTGTTGTTTTAATTATACATTATCAATACTTTCTAAAACCGCAATCTCTATATATTTAGTTAGCCTGAGTTTCCTGGTGGGAAACTCAGGTATACTATGGTATACCAGAGCCTTGCTACCCTGTTTTAGAAAGTATATAGAAACCCTAATCAATCCATATTCTAAGCTATCCTTTATGCACTAAGGTTGCCCCTTTTCAACCTTAGTGCATAAACCCTTGCATACCTTTACTAACCACTACAACTCTGGGGGGGAGGGGGGGTAGTGGGTAAGCTGAGCTCCTTAAATTTAAACACTTCCGACGTTGAGAGCCTTGAATTCTGGGTGGGGGGGGTGGGGGGGCAACCGAATTTTCCTAAAAATATATAAACCCCTAAACCCTACCTTTACTATGGGGGAAGCAATAGAGATTCTGCAATTAGGAATAGGAGCTATGGTTATGATAACCCTGTTACCTTTGCTAACCATATCCCTACCATTCTGTTATCCTATATTAATAGACGAGGATAGAGAATGAATACAGGAGAATTAGTTCTGGATGAATGGCAAAAGGAAGTCCTGGAAGCCAAAGGCAATCTCCTACTATGCACAGGAAGACAAGTAGGCAAGACAACCATCTTCGCTATCAAAGCTGCAAGATATCTTATCAACAATCCTAAATCTCAAATCATAATCGTATCTTTAACTGAAGATCAAGCAAAGCTGATAATAGTGATGATATTAGATTATTTAGAAAAGCATCACAAAGCAGAAATAGCAAAAGGCAAACAGAAACCAACTCAAAACAAAATAACTCTGAAAAACAAAGCAGTAGTAATAGCACGTCCTGTAGGAATGACAGGAGATGCAGTAAGAGGATTTACAGGAAATGTATTAATCATAGATGAAGCGAGCAGAATGCCAGAGTTAGTATGGGCAGCAGCTAAACCAACTCTCTTAACTACATCTGGAGAGATATGGATGTGTTCTACTCCTCACGGAAAGCAAGGCTATTTCTGGAAATCTTACAATAATCCAGATAGATATAAAGTGTTCCATATAAACTCCGAGCAAGTAATCAGCTCACGTCCAATCACTAAGACTTGGACAATCAAGCAGAAGCAGGATGCTCAGAGATTACTTCAACAGGAAAGAGAAGATATGTCTGAATTGGAATACGGACAGGAATATTTAGCAGAGTTCCTTGATGATCTAAGGCAATACTTTCCAGATGAACTCATTACCAAAGCCTGCGTATTAAAAAGAGGAGAGTTTAATCCTAAAAAAGATAACTACTTGGGAGTAGATATAGCAAGGATGGGTGGAGATGCCATAACATATGAAGTTATACATAAGACTCCTGATAATCAGTGTTATCACGTCGAGAATATAGTCAAGAGAAAGCAATACACAACTCAAACAGAGAAAGACATTATCAATATTGCTAATATCTGGAACGTGGATAAGGTAGGAATAGATGCTGGATCAGGAGCTTTAGGCGTAGGGATATTTGATAGATTGATGGAATCTCCTATAAAGAGAAAGATAGAAGCTATGAATAACAGGACTATCAGCTTGGATAGAGACGGAAAGAAGAAACAGAGAATATTCAAGGAAGATATGTATGAGAATATGCTTTCTATGATGGAATCAGGAGAACTGCAGTTATTAGCTAATGAGGATGTTGTTCTCTCTCTTAAATCTGTTCAGTGGGAGATAAGAGGAAAACCAGAGAGTTCAGATACAAAAGTTAGGATATTTGGAAGAGATACGCATATAGCAGAGGGATTAGTAAGAGCCTGTTACTTGGCAAAAAAACGAAAGTTAAATAAACTATGGATTACTTGTAGATAAATGGTTAATTATGATGATATAGTAGAAAGAGAGTATTTTGATATAGTAACAGGCAAGAGAATTAAAGTTAATCTCCCATTACTTGATGCACTATATATCTATACTTTGGAAAAATTAGAAAGAGCTGTAAGGGGTTTAATGGATAAATGAGCTGGACATTAACAACTTCAGGAGCAGCAATAGTCAAGGCAGGAGCTAACAAGTCAGGAGTTATTACTCTTTCTGGAGCAGAGTTAGCTAAGTGGAGTGATAATGCTGAGGGATATATTGTCGCTACTACACGAAGAGATTGGGTAACTGATTATGCATCTCTATCTACTGAAATAAAGAACATATTGGATGATATAGCTTCTTCTCATATAGCTAAACAGATCATTAGTTATGATATGTCTGGATATACTTCAAGATTTGAAGCTACTACTATGCTGGATGTTCAGGATGATATCATTCAGAGAGGCATCAACATATTAAAAGATTTTAAATCTAATGATATAAGATCCACTTAAAATGGGAGTTCCTGTAAGATATAGAAAAGGGCAAGAATCACTTAATTTCACTTTTGATTGGTTTGATTTCGCAGCTGGAGCAGGATATAAGACTTTCCATATGGTAGGTGGAGAGAATGATACTGCTAAGATATACTTTGCAGCTTCATCAGCCCTTAAATCATCTGGATCTAATGTAGAGACAGAACAGGCAGGAAATGGAACAACAGAACTCAACTTTGATATAGAGTTTGAACGTCCTGTAACTATTGCCAATGCTAATAGCTATGTTGTCCTTTATGCATCTGAATCAGCTTCAACAGGCTCTGTTAATGTTCAGATATATCACGTTAAGAATGGAGCAGAGACATCATTAGGGCAGGAAGCTTGTGAGAATATCACTTCTGCATCAGGAACAACAGCGAGGACATTTGCCATATCAACATCAAAGAAAGGATTTGGAATAGGAGATATATTAAGATTTGAAGTAAAGATAACTCACTCAGGGGGAGCAGGAACTACTACATTACACCACGATCCAAATGGCAGTTACCCTTTTAAAGTCTATGTTCCTTTTGTTATAGACGCATAATAAGATGGCAGATACAGATATAAGATCAACAACGATATCCGATACAACGAATTACTCATTTAGCGAGGATGCTAATGGAGAATCATATTTCGGAGTGGATGCTAAATCTTTAGATTCTCCAGCAGATCAGGAAGAGACAACCTATATCAATTCTAAATGGACTCAATATCACGGATATTATAGAACTATTCCAGAATTAAAGCAGGCAGTAGATGCTTTAGCTTCTTGGACTTGCGGAAAGGGATGGAAAGCTGATAATCGAACTTCTGTAATCTTAAATAAGATTAAGGGATGGGGAGAGGACACATTCCAGAGCATAATGGAGAATATGATGGTTATTAAAAAGGTTAATGGAGATGCCTTTGCAGAGATAATAAGGAATGAGAACGGAACTCTCATTAATATAAAACCCCTGAGTCCAGCAAGTATAAAGATAGTTGCTAATAGGAAAGGGATAATAAAGAGATATGAGCAGATAGATAAGTTCTCTAAGAAAAAGCCTATTAAATTCGAGCCTACTGAAATATTCCATATCTCTAATAACAGGATAGGCGACGAAATCCACGGCGTTTCTGTTGTCGAATCCTGTGAAGAGATAATCTTGGCACGAAATGAGGCAATTCACGATTGGAGACAGGTCCTGCACCGAAACATTAACCCCCTTAAAGTGATTGAGGTGGATGAGGATGATCCAACCAAGATTAATAGTCTTATTACACAATATCAAAAGATGTATAAGGACTATGAGGCTCTTTTCGTGCCTAAGGGTAATCTTGAGGTTACTATCCCAGCTGTTCCACTCCAGAATCCTATTGAGTGGATTAGATACTTGGAGAATTTCTTTTATCAGGCAGTAGGAGTTCCAAGAGTTATTCTTGGCGGAACTAATGAGATGACAGAAGCCTCATCTAAAGTAGGTTATTTGGTTTTCGAGCAAGTATATATGAGAGAGCAGAGAGAGCTTGAGGGAGATCTGTTTAATCAGTTAGGTATCCAAGTCTCTTTTGAACGTCCTGTATCTATTAAGGATAATATGCAGAATGATGAAGCTGCTAATACAGGGCAAGTCGGATTCCAACCTAAAGAAACTAATATAAATATGGAGAGAGAATGATAAATTGTGAAGCAAAAGACATATTAGCTGGAATAATATTAATAGGTGGATTGATACTTATAGCTAAAGGAATCAATCATATTGTTAGTGGATTGATGATAATGATCACTACATATTACTTTAGAAAGAGGGTAGAATAATGGTAAAAAAGAAAGATCCTTTTAAAAAGAAAAAGACAGCTTGGGAGAATGCAACAAAAAAGCCAGATAAGAGAGTTAGCTCTGCTGATGTTCCAAAACCCAAAACTCCCGATACCTATTCTCCTAAAAACCCAAATTATGTAACCCCTTTAGAGATGAGGAAAAGAGTTCAGGCTATGAAAGATGCTGGAACGTGGGGAAGAGAGGGGGGCGGGGATGAAATATTCAGAGATAAGCAAACAGGAGAGATAACAGGATTTATAGGCGAGGGGAGTGATGCGGTTATTACAGGCAAGAAAGCTGAGGAAAGGGTTGATGAGGCTATACAGCAGAAACAACAGGAAACAGCAAGAAAAGAATTCTCTAAACAGCAGGAATCAGAAGCAGAATTAATACAAAGGCAGGAAGAATTGTTACCTATTGCTGAGGAAACAGGAGTCTTTGAGGAAAGGCGAGGTAAAGTGGAGTTAAATCCCCCTAACGCAGAAGTAGCAAAAGCAGGGCTATTAAATCAAAACAAGGGTTTTAGATATGGAGCACTCTATCCAAAGGTTAAGGAAGTTTTTGGAATTGAAAACGATGATGAATTTCAGGGTTTAATGCAAAATCCAGAAACAGCAAGACAAGTGATGATAAATGAAATTCAGAAAGAAATTATAAATGAGGAGAGAACAATATCTCAGAAATTGGGAGCAAGATTAGAGCCCTTTTTAGGAGAGTTAAAATTTTGGGATGTAGATATAGGCGGATATGTAGATAAGTTTTTTAGAATGCCTAAGAAAGAAGCAGAAAGCATAGTCGGGCAGATAGAGGAATTAACAAGCTCAATCTCAGGAATGACAGACGCAGCTTCACAAGGAGAGATAGGAAATCCAGCAGAAGTTTTAAGAGAATTAGATAAAAGAGATAAGGAATTAGCAGTATATGAAGCAAGAATTTATCGGTTAATTTTAGAGAGTCCAGAATTACAATTAAACCCAGAAACCGTTAATGAAATTGAGGAGAAGATAAGAGATGCAAGAGATAATATATTTGAAGCTAAACAAAGAGCAGCAGAGGGAGCTTTAATAACTCCAACAGATGGGCAATTATATTTAAAGTTACAAGAAGTTAAAGGAAAATGACATATGCAAAGAGAGAAGATTGGGAAAGACTTAAGGAAGCAACCTTAGATCATCTTAAAGGGGGAGAAATTAATAGCCTAATAGATGCTACTATTCTCAAGGTGATCGAAGAGAAACTTAAGGAATTTCCTGAAAAAGATGATAAAACTAAATAAATTAAGGAGTTTAAAATGGCTGAAGAAGAACAAACACAAGAAGAGAAATCCGATGGAGAGGCAGAGGAACAAAAGGAAGAAGAGGTTAAGGAAGAGGCTGAAGAAGCCTCTTCTGCAAGTCTTATTAAAAAGGCTGAGGAAGCAGCCGAAAGGCTTGAGAAAGCGAACAAGCAACAGGAGAAGCTAATTAAAGAACACGAAAATCTTATGGCTAAGGAGATGCTGGATGGAAGAAGCGAGGGCGGATTCATAAGAAAGAATAAAAAGATGACAGATGAGGAAATAGCCGATGCTGTTATGAGAGGGGATATAAATCCATTAACATATGAGGGCAAACTCTAAGTTAATACTATCCTGTATAATATTCTTTTTATTAGGATATATTGTAGGATATACTTTTGGGGGAATACAGATGCTTAATTGGGGCGTCAATACCGCAGTTAAGTTAATAGATATAGATATAGACATAGATCCAAGCGAGATGGTAACAGCGATAACTCTATACAAACACCAGATAAATAAATACATAGGAGAAGAAAATGCATCTATATATAATGACACGAGGGATTAAGCATAAGGTAGATGAACTTATTAATGATCTGCAGGCTCAGTTCTTTCCTTTCAAATGCAAGATGAAAGACGGAAAGCTTGATCCTAATGGAGAGGAGCAGATAGTTCCTTTGCAGTTATCAGTTCGCCCTATTCAGTTATGGGAATTAGTAATGCCTAAAGAATGCTTGCCAGAGGTTATGAAAACTATTTGGCATACTGAGCCTCTACCAGCACATACTACATTTATGCAAAAGGCTAAGCTTGAATCTATAAGAATGGCTTTGGGAGCTAAGAAAGCCCCTAAGTTCAAGGATTATAAAGATCTTAAATTCAGGGTTATAAGGAAGAATGATGTCGCCTGCTATCCCATAGGGATAAAAGAGGATGATGAGCGTTCGTTCGGAGAAGGCATATAAGTTCTGCCTTTGGAAAGCTTATTTTGATAAGGGCATAGGATTAACTAATTATGCCAAGTATCTTATAGCTTTCTTTGGCTTAGCGTCGGCAAATGTAAAGAATACTATGATTATTGCCATAGCTTATGCTCTCTTCTGCTTCTTTTTAGGCAGATGGTGGTTTAAATCCAAGATGGTAGAGCAGGAAATAGAGGTAGGTAACAGAGTCAATCCATTTGTTCGGCTAACCGAAAACTATATAAAGAATAATACATTATAGAAATAGTAAAAAAATGGCAAACGAAGCTGTAATAATTAGTTTATATGGATCTCCAGAGGGAGAGCCTGTAAGGTTTTCTGTTAATGATGCAGTAGGTATAGAGAAAGGAACTTTAATGATGATTTCTGGAAGTGCTACAGGAAGATATGCTATTGCTTCAAGTGATGCTGCAATAGGCAACCCGCCTGTTTCTTTTGCAGGAATAGCAGCAACAGAGAAAGTAGCTAATGATGGATCAACAACTTTAGGATTATGGACTAAAGGAGTATTTGATTTGAAGATGACATCAGGAGGTGATGGTATTTGTAATGCTGGAGAGATGTTAGAGTTAAGTGGAGCTAATCAAGTAAGAAGAGTATTGCCTGGATCAAGTCTTTCAGGCGGAGTAATAGTTGGAAAGGCTTTAGAAGCTGGTAGTGCTTCAGAAGTAATAAATGTTAAATTAGGAATATAAAATGGCAGATAGCGTAGGTATGGCTGATATAAGAGGATTGAATGTTACAAAGGTAGTGACAGGCTTTGCTCTAAGAGAATATGTATTCAAGCAGTTATGCATAGTTCAATCAAGCAGTTCTTGGCAGGAAAGATATTATCAGGAAACAGCAACAGACTTATCAGGCGGAGCTAATGAAGCAGTAGAGGGAGTTCCAAGATTATCAAGCTTTCCTCACGCAGAAGAAACTTGGACACAACAGAATTCTTATCATAAGAAACACGGATGCGAGAGCAGGATCTCTTGGGAAGATGCTAAAAGTAATGATGTAGATGTTGTTGCAAGAACATTATTAAGAATAGCAAGAGCAGTAACTAAATCAGTAGATGCTGATATATGGGATGTCTTAACTGAGGGCAGAAGCGTATCAAATATTAATTCAGTTACAATAGCAGCTGGAGATGAATGGGATAGTGCTACAATAGCAAACAGAGATCCTATTCAGGATATACTTAATGCTAAGAAAGAGATAGCTACTCAGGACTATAATCCAGATGTGAATGGTTATCTATGTTTGAATCCTAAAGACTATGCTAATCTATTAGGAAATGCAAACATAAGGAATGCTGGACAATTCTATACTGATGGCGTAACCAAGAATGGAAACGTAGGAATGTTATTAGGATTAAAAGTTGTTGTTTCAAATAACGTAACTGCTGATTATGCAGCAGTTATAATAGCTAAGGAGTGTGCAACATATAAAGTTCTGCAACCATTACAAGTAAGGACAATAGAGGATGCTGGTATTGGTTATACAATTAGAGCTTGGGAGATTGGTGTTACTCAATTAAAAAACCCAAAAGCAGTTTGTCTAATTAGCAATACTGCAGTATAAAAATGACAGAAGAAACACGTAGAAAATTCTTTAAAATATATATGGATAAAGGCGAGAAAGATAAAGCTTATGCCATATACAAAGGACATCCACCAGCTGATCTAATCGGCAAGAAAGAAGAAGTAAAAAAGGAGAAGAAATAAGATGACTTTGGCTTCAATAGTTTCTGGAGCATATGCCTTCACAGACACAACAGGAATGCAGGGATTTATTAATAAGGTTATTCAGACAGATAATTCTGGACTATTATCAGGAGCTTCTGTATTCTCAATACCCGCAGCAGATGGACAATCAATAAATATAGGAGTAGTAATCTGGTAAAATGGCAACACCAACTATGACAGCAGATGTGAATGTAATCGCTCCAAGAGAGTTTTATGTTCCTATTGAAACTCCAGCAGCAACAAGAGAGAATGCTATGTCAGGAGCTTTAATTATGAGTGGAGCTAAACTATACTTGAGTGTAGGTAATGGAATATGGCACGAGATAAGCTCAGCTGCTCCATAAACTATAAATAGTTATATTTCTTATATTATTAATGGCAGGACGTAGAAAGATATCCAATTGGTTTAAGCCGTCTGGCAGAAGCGTTCCTAAGACTTCTCAAGGCTCAGCAGGCTACGATAACCCACGTGAGAATATAGATCCTCATATAAAGACAAAAGTATTGGATACTAAGGAAATAGTATCTCAGAAAATATCTGGATCTAATCTGAGTTTAACAGGTGATTTAAAATGTGATAACTTAACAGCAGGAACTACTTTAATCCTAAGTCCCGCAGCTGGAGAGGTTGATAATTTTCTTATTGATAATGGATTTGGGGGAACAAGA